CGAGGAATGGTGGAAATATTACGATGCCGTGACCGACCATTACGACAAGCTTTCCAAGACGGAAAAGACAGCCGCCGACAAGTCTGCGAAGGAAGCCGAAACCGCCCTTAAAGACAGCTATTCAAAGCGATACGAAGCCCTCAAACGTCAGCAGAAGGAAAACGGCTATGGTGACAGCTGGCTTGCGGACGGGCTGAAAAAGATGCTTTCCGAGCTTACCGAGGGCAGCGAACTGTATAACACCTACTACGACAAATGGCTTGACCTTACGGACAAAATATCCGATGCTACCGAAAAAGCCACGGAAAAAGAGGTCAAGGAGTGGAAAACCTCCTCCGACAAGGTATCAGATGCTGTTGAAAAGAAATATGAAAAGGTGCAGCAGGCTTTTGAAAAAGCCAAAAGCAGCTATATAAATGCTCTTGACCTCTCTGCGTCCAAAAAGGCAGAGGACGATGTGTATTCCCGTCTGGGTCTTGCACGCCCCAAAAACGGTGAGGAAAGCGCAGATAGTCAGTACGATTTCAGCAGTGACACCATCGAAAAGCAGACCAAGGAGCTTGACGAATACACAAGGAACATGGAAAAGCTGGAGAACTCGGACATTCCCGAGGAATATCTTGAAAATATCCGTTCCATGAACTTTGACAAGCGAAAGGAATATGTCAAGGAGCTGTTAAAGCTCTCTCCCGAAAGGCTGAAAAAGCACTACGCCGACATCAGCAGATATTATCAGTCTGCGGAAAGGGCAGGCAGGAGTGACACCCAATCGCTGAAAGATGATGCTGACAAGGCTGCTCTGGCGGCAAAGGGCAGCATACAGAAATCGCTGAGTGAGCTTGGTTCCGATGCCTATGAAAGCGGAAAGGCTGCGGCTGAGGCGTACTGGAAAGGCTTCAAGGAATACAAGGCGGACACCGACAAGCTCATGGGTGTGACCTCCGCAGGGTCGGGCGGCACGTCATCATCGGCTGCGGCAGTAACGCCTGTAAATCTCACCATCAACGTCAACGGCAAGCAGGTCGCCACTGTGAATACCGAGGACTATCTCAACAAGATGAAAAACGAAGGAGGGGTGATAGATGTCTGACAGATACAACGGCGGTATATCCGTAAAGATAGGCAGTTATTCGCTGAAAAAGATATCCGCCTATTCGCCGTCGTGGGAGATCATCACGGACACGTTTACTGCATATGACTACAAGAACGTGAGCGTTTACAAGGGGCGGCGTTTCAAGCTGAACGTCACAACGGGATATCTTACCCCCGAGGAGCTGAGTGACCTGCAAACGGCTTTGTTTGCGCACAGCTTTACCGTCACAACGCCCGACTTAACGGGTGCGGTGCTGCTTGACAGCTGCTCTCAGCCCCTTGAACACGCAAACATTTACGGAAAATATTATACAGTTTCCTTTGCCGTTTCCGCTGTGGCTCTCACAGGCGGGAGCGGCTCTCTTTAGCCTGAAAATCAAGGTAGGGGGAGCGGAGTTGAGCTCCTTCGGAGATGTTACGGTGACAAGGGCTGTGTCGGGCATAGGCACGTCTGGGCTGTGCACATCTCAGCTGACATTCACCTGTCCTGCGCCGCTTTCGGCATACCGTGCGGCGGTGGTGGAGGTCGTAGGCGTTGACCTGCCCAAATACTACATCGACAGCAGGACCGCAAAGGACGGCACCGTAAGCGTGACAGCCCTCGACCGTATGGCGTACACCGACAAGGATTTTGACATCGGCTGGGTAGATGTGGACAGCGGGGACAGAGTTCAGACCTCTGCGGTGCTCGGTGTCATTGCCATCAAGTGCGGATTTGCGGGCTATGCCGCTGTTATCCCCGACTGGCTGGGCAGTCTGCCAAAATCCATGGTGGGCGGTGTCAGCTGTGCAACTATCCTCGAAAACATTTCAACGGTAATGTGCGGATTCTGGTTCACATCAAACGAAAATGAGCTGGCATTCCGAGCCTACGGCACTGCTTCGGGAAATATGCCTGTATCCGAACATTCGGCGCTGGCGATAGGTGACGAATACACGGCGCAGGGCGTGCGGGTAACAAACGGCAGCTCGGTCTATGAGAGGGGCAGCACGATGTATGATTATGACACCTTGCAGATATCCTCAGAGCTTGCCACGGACGACACTGCGGCGGACATCTGGGAAAATGCGGAGGGCAAGGCATATGACGCTGTGAGCTGTTCCGACTGCGTTCTGACGTTTATACCGTTCCCCGGCTGTGATGTGACCTTCGGGCAGTTCCCGAACCGAACGTACCGCATAATGTCCGTAACGGCAAAGCTGTCATCGGGGGGCATCATGGGCAGTCTGACCACATCTGCGCCTTCGGGCGGAGAGATATCCCGCAGGGGACGTCTCGCCCGCACAGTAAACGGCAAGGTCACTGAGGGCGGAAGATACGGCAACAGCCGCATAACGTCCGACGGGATAATCTTTGAGGAGGAGTGACATGGGCAAGGCATACAAGCTGATAAAAGCTGTCAGGAAAGGCGGCTTCGGGCTGTCCGAGATGGTCATTACAGACCGTCTGCCCGACAAGATCGAAAAGATATCCGACAACAAGGTCATTGCCACATACGGTAATTATCGCCAGATATGGACCGCCGAGGGGAGCGGAAATGAGAGGCATAATTTCAACGAGGTCATTGAGGAGGTGAGCAGCGATGACAGCAGCTGAGGCGGCGGAGATTATGATGTCGGGGGGTGAGGGCGGAAAGGTCAAGCCCATAACTATAACGGAAAACGGAGTATATAATGCGCCTGAGGGGTATGTGGGGTTTGAGCCTGTGACGGTTGATGTGCCGCAGCAGGGCGGAGGAAAGTCCCTTGCTGACATTGTAGCCATGCCGACATTTGCAAGCATTGAATTTGGCGAGTTCAAGGCTGAATTTAAAGCTGCTGTTTCTGAGGGCAGGACAAGCGCTGCTATAGGATATCCGCCGACAACGTCATATCAAAAAAAAGTCGTAATAAGTTCAGGCTGTCTGCAAATTGCCAAGGTTATAAGCAAAAACGGCGAGGCACTTTACGGCGAGCTAAATTCCACTGAGGGCGGCGTTGCACACACGAAAACATATAGATACAAAAACAACGCCGATGCTACGCAGGGTGTGTATTTGTATATGGATTTTGTTTGCGCATTGACCGGGACGGGAAGCGCTGAGGTGTATAATTATACTGACGGTGGACTGGCTAAGATATACATTGATATGACCTATGTAGAGACGGTCTATAACATTGACGGCAGCATAAAATCGACTGACGAACATTCAAGCCATGCACAGATGCCGATCTGCAACGTTTGTGCAAGCTATGATGATTATGCGGCGGAGTTTCTGTCTAATCTGTCGGATGACAGTCTGGCGGCGGCTGTTGTGGAAGCGTCCAAAGCGTTTTATGATACGTACAAAAAATAAATGGGAGGAATTTATATGATAACAACCCAGGAAACAACTGTAGCTGTCAGCGGTCTGACAACGGTGGAATTTGACCGCCGTTATCCGTTCTACGGTATCAGGAACGATAGCAGCAGTGCGATACAGGTATCGACTATTAACGCCGAATGTGTGGAAGGCACCGACGGTGTAGTGACTGTCGCTAAGGACAGCAGTTTTGTTATTGCCAACTGCGGCGATAAATTCAATGGCACTATGCTGTACCTGAATGGAAATGGCACTGTCACAGTCGTTGGTCAGTACAGCGACAGCAACCGTTTTAAGGTGGCACAGAAAGGGGGTGGTGAAACTGTTGATATAACCCCCACATCGCTTGGATATACCCCGGGAGCAAAGATGCTTTATGATGGCATCTATAACTTCCCGCCTAAACACGCCACGAACGGTAACACATGGGTCGATATGGTGAACAGTCAGACTATGGGTCGATATACAGACGGCAGCGGTTCCGGACTGATAGCATCTAACCACTATATCAAACAGGCTGGTATCGCAACGGCAATGAAGATACCCGACATGATTGATTATGACCATTTTACTGTAGAACTGTTCGTTGAAATAACAGGCGGAACTACTGGCGAAAACGATATTATCAGCTGTTTCGATAAAGCTGGTTTTGGCATTTATACCGAAAATGGTCATATGATTGCGTCTATACGCTCTGAATCATCGGCCAATTACCTGAATATCGCCACAGTATTCAGTCAGAACACACCATATGGTTTGGGTATAACCTATGACGGACAGGCGTTTAAGTTCTATGTGAACGGTGCACTAGTCGGAACAAAAACGTTATCCGACTACAAGAAATCAACCAAAAATACGTATCTGGGCTGTTTGGGTGCGGGCGATACCAATTATGCAGTGGGTGCGTATAATTTCTATCGTTTGGCGGCGTACAGCAGAGCGTTGACTGCGGCTGAAATCGCTCAAAACTACGAAAAGGACGTTAAACGCTATGTTGACGGCGAGCCTGATTTTCCTGCTGAAGACGAGACAGAGTGGATTACCAGTATTGCAGAAAATCATAATAATATCTTTCGTGGCGATGATTTATTCGCCAAAGGTTATACTATTGATGATATCTGCGCTATGATTAGTGACGGAAGTTTTTCTGATATCTATATCGGTGACTATTTCACGTTGTCGGGAAGCATTGAAAATGTCCCCTGTTTTGTGGAACAGACCGGTGATGACGGTACAAAATCGCTGGTTGAATCGACCCAGACTGTCACATACAATACCAAATTTCGCATTGCGGGATTTGATACATACCTGAATACAGGCGATACGGCATTTACACAGCATCATGCTGTTATTGTGCCTGATGGGGTTATCGGTAACAATCGAATGAACGGCACAAATACAACTACTGGGGGATATGTTGGCAGTTTTATGTTTGCATCGGTATTACCTGTGTATAATACGCATTTTTCAGCGAAACTAAACAATCACCTATTGTCACATCGTGAAATTCTGAGCAATAGTGTAACTGGAAACCAGGCAAGTGGCTGGGCGTGGGCTGATGTAAAAATCAATCTGATGTCTGAACCAGAGGTGTATGGCAGTAATCTGTGGGGAAACAAATATGATGCAGGTGTAAATTATAGGCAATTTCCATTGTTTAGAATTGCATCAAAATATATTTGTAACCGCAACTGGTACTGGCTAAACACCATTGCTGGAGGAAGCGACTTTACGGCTATGACCAGCAATGGTAATGCAACCCGCAATGGGGCTGGGGTTGCACTTGCCGTCCGCCCCCGTTTCTGCATAGGCTGAGGAGGTACGACAAATGGATACATACAATGAAATCCAGCAGAAAATTGCTGACTGCCGCTGGAAGTTGTCAGATAGCGCCAGCCCCATAG